GGGGGCGGGGTCTCAGGTTTAATTTGCGTGGGCGGGGTGAAGAGCGGGGTAGCGCGGGGTCAAGAAATCCGAGCCGCTACTTCATGGCCACGCGCTCGCAGAGTGCGCCGCCGGAGGGGCTGTGTGAAGCCGTTTGTGGCAACCACACTTCGACGCTGGTACACTGACGGAGTGCGAGTGATAGGGTCCAACGTGGTCTGTCTTGCCCGGAAAGCTGGAGACTGTCCCATGAAATCACAAATGGTGTGGACGTTGCCGGTTTCGTTCCTGCTGGTATGCGACATGACAGGCTGCGGGGAGAAGCCGGAGCCAGTTGCCCCCCAACCAGCCATCGCTCCCTTCAATGCCGACCGAGCCAAGCAGCATCAGCAAGCCTGGGCCGAGTATCTTGGCGTGCCGGTCGAGATCACCAACAGCATCGGCATGAAACTGAAACTGATCCCGCCGGGCGAGTTCTTGATGGGCTCGTCGAAAAACGAAGTGAGGATCACCGATCCGTTCTACTTGGGAATGTACGAGGTGACGCAGGCGGAGTATGAGAAAGTGATGGGGAAGAACCCGAGTTGGTTCCCGATGAGAGGAGGTGACGCAACTCATGTGTCCGGAGAGGACACGTCGCGTCATCCGGTGGAGAACGTCAGTTGGAACGACGCAGTGGAGTTCTGCAAGAGACTATCGGGCGAAGAAGGTAAGACATATCGCCTGCCAACCGAAGCCGAATGGGAGTACGCATGCCGTGCGGGAACTACGACGCTGTACTGTTCTGGAGACGACGCGGCAAGCCTCGGCGAGTATGCGTGGTATGGAGACAACTCCGATGGGAAAACGCATCCGGTAGGAGAGAAGAAGCCGAATGCCTGGGGGCTCCACGACATGCACGGGAAGCTGTAGATATCCAAACTAGCCTACGGTGTCAAGCCTTTGTTTTTTCAGGCTGGGCTGGTCATGGGGCTGGCTGGGCCGTATCGCCATCCCAGATTATTTCACAGCTTGGCAGGGCCTTTTGAAGTTCATTGATGCCTTGGGCGGTGACTTGTGTATCATAGGCCAAGAGCACCTTGAGCTTATCCAATCCTTCCAGATTTGTCAGTCCCTTATCCGTGACTTGCGTGCCGTCAAGAGCCAAATATTCGAGTTCTGTCAGCCGGTTGACATATTCCAGCCCCTCATCTGTGACTTGCGTGCCATCAAGGGCCAGTTCGTACAGGCTTGTCAGTCCCTTGATGCTCTCAAATACAGCATCCGAGACTGGTGTGCGGTTAAGCTTCAACCGCTTGAGGTTTGCAAGTCCTTGCAGGTGCTCCACTTTGGCATCGCCAAACATTGTGCCACCGAGATCGACGTATGAAACATCCGCCAAGAAATCTACACCGACCATTCCCATCAACCATTCAGGGGCAGGCGGCTCCGACTTCGCATTGACGTGAAAATCGTAACGCACGTATCCCCCCGCCTCTTCAATAACCTCAACAGCCCTCCTTTGCCTTTCAGCCTCTCTCAACTTCATAGCAAACCACCCCAAGCCCACACCCAACACCACGAAGACGATTATCAACGTGCGAAGGCTGAATCTAAATCGTCGGCGTTTGGAACGGGTGGTCATGGGGTTTCAGTTTGTCTTTATTGGGCCGTTTCGCCGTCCCAGTCAAAATGTTATGCGAACCTCCGTGACAGCTTTGGAGTCCAGTCGCTCGCCTTCCTTTTTCAGATACTTCAAGACCTCTGCCTCGATACGCTGAAAGACATCCGTTAGCGGTTTCTTGGGCTGCGCTGGGGTTTTGAGCCGTTTGGCATCTTCGCCACTGATTTCGTGCATGATGAACAGTTCGTACTTGCCGTCGCAGAGTGACGTAAATCCTCCCAAATGGGTTCCTCGACTATTGAAGAAGAATACCTTTCTACCATCCGGTCTCTTGTGAACATCCGCTCTTATGTCCCAACTCGGCCCTTCAGTTTCCTCTGCGGATTCTCTTTTTGCCGCTTCTTCAATTCCTCGCTCTGCCTTCTTCCTAGCCCCTTTCTGGAGTACGCTTCCCTCTGTTAGCCGGATCGTGTAGGAGTGGTGAGTCTGGCTCTCGTCGTCGTACAACCACCCGTAGATGGGTTTCGCCTCTGTATCGTGGTCGTTTCCCCTCTTGATTTTCCAGAATGTGCATCGAAGTGTAACTGGCTTGTCGAACTCCAGCCAACCGCCAAGATCGCAGGGCGAAACAGGACCCTCATCAGCGAAACAGGATTCTCCAATCAGGCACAGAAGTAGAAGAAGTCGTTTCATGGCAGATGGTCTCCTTTCGTCCCATCCTACCATTTTCCATCCCTTCGATGAAACAAAACATCCACACAAGGCACAAGATATTGGCCCGGCTCCGGTCAGGTGGTAAAAATGGCTTCCGAGGGGATGTAATGCGAAAGTTCACTACGGGATCACTGTTACTACTGCAACTGGCACTGACGCCACTCTGCATTTCCTATCTATTGATAGAGCACAGCGAGTCTGCGCCACAGGGCTGGTGGTTTCTGCTGCTGGCTGCTGCATATGCTTCTGTATTCTCGGTTGTCAGCGCCCTTCGCAAGTCGAGATCTGGGGGAAGTATCACGTACCGGTCAATGTTCATAGGAGCCTTTTACGGCCTCCTATTCTTCGGCCTAGCTGGTGGGCCTTACTTTGCCGTTGATGTTTGCACAGGTCGAGCGGGCACGACATTTGAGCACGTGGTTGATTACGCAGTCACAGAAGTCGCCTATACACTTGCCACCGGTGCATTCCTTGGCGGCACCGTTGGTGGTCTCATAGGATTGGTATTTGAGCGGCTCAAAGCTCGGCGATAACGTGGCTTCCGAGGGAATAGTGATGAACACCCGACGCTTACGACCGAAATGGACTCTGGGAACGATGCTGCTTGTCGTCGGATGGTCTTCGGTGGTGGTGTGGTTGAATGTAAGGCCACGGCGTGACAGCAACAGAATCTATCTCGATCTACAGGGGCGAGATTTCGTCTATTACCAGTACGGCTGCCCATTGCCATATGTCGGTACAGACCACTATTCGCTAGAAACAACACCCGGCTTCCGACCACAGTTCGCAATCAACTACCGGCACTTAACAGCCAACATAGCCATCGGCATCCTTGCTGTTACCGTTCTAACATTTGCATCAAAGCATCTTCTACGAGCCATCGTAGCCCTTCTAAGAGCTTTTATGAGCAAGCCACCGCCAGCCGATGTAGATGGCGATTAGATGCCAAGGTAGAGCCTTAGAAGATGGCCTTGAATGGGATAGTGATGAACACCCGACGCTTACGACCGAAATGCACTCTGGGGACGATGTTACTCGTCGTCGGATGGTCTTCGGTGGTGGTGTGGTTGAATGTAAGGGAGCGAATTGAGTTTCTCGACACCGACGACATACATGAAGGTGCGCCCGCCTACCTCTTTCAAAATAGGATTACGCCCAATGTCATCGAAGGAAGAACATAGAGAACAACTCGAAGCGAACCGAAGACTGATCGAGGAAGCGGGTCGGCAACTGGAAACGAACAAAGAACATGCTGACCAATCTGACGAACAGTTCGCCCAAACCCAGCGTCAGATCAACCTCACCGACGAACATCTCGCTCAGACGCAGAGACAGTTGGACGAATACGATAAAGCGCAAGAACGCAGTGCTGAGGTCACGGCTCGAAACATCCTGTTGTACGAACAGCGTGAAAAGCAGTTGAACTTACAGGATGAATGTATCCAGCGTGAGTTAGAGTTGATCGAACGATATACGGAGCTTGCTGATCGATTGGAGAGGCTTGTGACCAAATGGGAGGAACGGCGTTAGCCGTCTTCGTTCTTACATTTGCATCCAAGCATCTTCTAAGAGCCATCGCAGCCCTTCTAAGAGCGTTTATGAGCAAGCCGCCGCCAGAGAACTTGAATGGCGATTAGATGCCAAGGTAGAGCCCTAGAAGAGAACTACCAGGGATTCTTACAGAAGCCATGTAAGCCTCTCCGACCCCATCCCAGCCCGATAACCGTCTTCGGCTTTCCAGGGGCTTGTATGGGGCTTCTAGGCTTTCCCCTTAATCAAGGCTATCGTATCGATTGCTTCCTTTGCGGCTCTTGCATTCCCGTGGAATCTGTCCAGTAGTTCAGCGGCATCTAGAAGCCGCTCTTGCCCGTAGGTGAGTTTGGGCTCTTCTGTAGTTTCCTCTTGGTGCTTCGCTGGTGGCGCAACTTTCTTCTTCGCCACCTTCTTCTTCGCTGCTTTCTTCTTAAAGGTGAAGGCATGTCCGCAATCACACTTCCTCGTAGCTACATGATGTTCAGCCCCGCACTTAGGACACTTCTTTGACGGTGCCGCCTTCTTCTTTGCTGCTTTCTTCTTCGCCATGATAGATCCCCTGGGTAAGGTGTAGATACTTCTATGCCAACCATCATAAAACGAGTCTGTCCTACATGTCAAGCAACAGTCTCGGGTAGATGTACGAAGTGTACACCAAGGGACACCCGCACCAACTACGCCCAACGACATGGATTCAACTATCGAGACTGGCGGAAGATGAGAGAACGCCACCTCGATAGGTTCCCGTTGTGTGCTACATGTTTGGAATCAGGGAAAATTACAGAAGGAACTGTCTGTGATCACATAGAACCACATCGTGGCGAAGCTAAGTTGTTCTATGATCCAGGGAACTCACAGACGCTTTGCGCAATGCATCACAACCAGAAGACAGGACGAGGTGAATAAAGAATTGACCTTGACACAAAAAAATAATCTGATCCACACCAACATTTTTTCCTAAACGCCCCACCAACAGGTTGTTTTGCAAACAAATCATGCCAAGGATCAGAGAATTTTATTTTGTCAAGATCAAAAAGGGCTCTGATATTCTGCCTACGGCTAGACGGAACACCGGCAGCGAACAGGGGCACTTTTTTTTAGGCTATTTTCGCTACATACCAGCATGGGAAGGAAAGCCAAGCCAACAAAACTTAAAGAACTGGAAGGTCACACCAACAAGCAAGTTCTACGTTCTAACCCCGCAACATCTGGAAGCCCCCAGAAGCCACGAGGATTGACGCTAGAGGCTTCCAAGCTCTGGAACCACATAGTACCCCAGCTAGAACAAAGTGGCGTAGCGAGCAAGGTAGACAGTCCTGCGCTACAATCGATGTGTGAGTGGTGGTCCAGTTACCGAGAGAACTACAAAGCCTATCGACAGAAGGAACCCGGATCGATTGAAGCCGGAAGATGTCTTACAGCAGCAACCAAGAGCTTTGATCGATTTGTAAAACTGGCTTCCGAGTTTGGGCTTACCCCAGCTTCTAGGAATGCCCTGGATGTAAAGCAGAGCGAAGCGGACCACCTAGGCAAGTTCTTTAAGTAGGGGGATCTTTGCAACTAGCTGGATACGATCCCTTCAAGACTGCGGACCCTGATTGCTACTACGATGAACAAGCAGGACAACTAGCGGTAGACTTCTGCGAACAACTTTGCACGCATGTAAAGGGGAAGCTCGCCAGAACACCTCTTCTTCTCCAGGGCTGGCAGAAAACTTTTTACAGAACCCTCTTTGGCTGGAAGTTACATAGCACTGGCTACCGTAGATACAGACAGTGTTACTTCGAGTGTGGAAGGAAGAACGCTAAGACCACCATGTCGGCTGTGGTCGGTCTGTATACTCTTCTTTCTGATGGAGAACTGGGTGCCGAGTGTATCTTAGCAGCAACTACCAGAGATCAAGCAAGCATCTTGTTTGATGTTGTAGCGGGGATGGTCCACCAGAATCCAGCACTGAGAGCCCGTACAAAGCTCTTAGACTCACGCAAGCGGCTAGTATACCCCAGCAGCAGTTCTTTCCTTACAGCCATCTCGGCGGACGCAGGAAGCCATCATGGGCTTAACAGCCATTGCTGTCTGTATGATGAGATCCACAGCGCACCCAACAGAGATCTATATGATGTTCTTCAAACAAGCCAGGGCGCTAGAACACAGCCCTTGTTCCTCAGTACAACTACGGCGGGCTGGGATCGCAATTCTATATGCTGGGAGATCCACGATTATGCAACGAAGGTCCGAGATGGATTGATACAGGACAAGCACTTTCTACCCGTCCTGTACAGTGCGCCCGAGGAAGCCGACTGGACCCAGCCGAGTACATGGAAGTTAGCGAACCCAAATTACAACATCAGTATCAGCCATGAATATCTACAGAAGGAATGTAAGAAGGCACAAGAGCTTCCAGCCTACGAGAACACTTTCCGCCAGCTTCACCTATCACAATGGACTGAACAACAAACCAGATGGATACAGACGAAACAATGGGAAGCCTGCAAAGGTAACTTCCCAGACCTAAAGAACCTGGAAGCCTTTGGCGGTTTGGACCTCAGTTCCACCCGTGATACATCCGCCTTTGCTCTGGCGATACCGTACAAAGGAAAGATCTACCTCAAAGTATGGACATGGATTCCATCGACAAATGCCAAGCGACGAGAAGATAAAGACAGAGTTCCATACCGCACCTGGAAGAAGAACCCACTAGCACAGCTTGAACTTACAGACGGTAACACCATCGACTATCGATGGATCGAAGCCAAGGTGCGAGAACTGGCGAAGATCTACGACATTAAAGAAATCGCTTACGACCGATGGCACGCTAACGAGCTTGTAAGAAATCTCCAGGACGATGGCTTAGAAATGGTCGCATTTGGTCAGGGCTTCGCTTCTATGAACAGCCCGTCCAAGGAATTTGAGAAGCGGATTCTAGAGGCAACGCTGGTCCATGATGAGAATCCGCTTTTGAACTGGCAGGTATCTAATGTATCTGTAGCAACACCCGCACCGTCGCGGATCGTTTTCCGTCAATATGCCCCAATCCTAGTTGACTCCCTTACCCATATTGCACGACTGCTCGGCGCATTGTAACCCCCAGAAAACGCCGCAACATCTTTGGGGACGAATTCGTGCCGAGAATCTTAGGCATCCGATGACTTACGCAGCCCGTTCCAGGTCTTTGGCGGTAATCGAAAGTGCAAGCCGTTTGTGGCAAACACGCTTCGACGCTGGTACACTGCTTAAGTGCGAACGGTGAACCGCCAGACACGTTCACGCTGCCTTTTTCAGGTCCTTAGCATTGAACGTCAGTGTTCCCTCTTGTAACGCCAAGCCAGAGAGTCACATGGTACCCCTAACCAAGTGCCCAAAGTGCGACAGCGAGAACCTCAAGGAGTGCGACGAACAGGTTTGGGCACCAAAAGTGCAGCAGATAGTTTTTGCTGGGACATGCCTATTGGTTTGTGTTCTTACTGAAGGCGTGTTGCGTGACAAGTTCGGGCTTGCGATCCCGCAATACAGTGGTGCCGCGGCTGCAATCGCGATCATTCTCGCCACGAGGGGTTTCTTTTGCTTCTGGGACTACAAGTGTCTTGATTGTGGGCATAAGTGGGAAGACGTGTGACATGAACGAACGATACGTCTTAGCTGCGATCGCAGTGCCGGTGATGCTTCGGAGCAATTGGCGGTGTTATCTTGGCTGCGGGACTCGCCTACATCGCACAATGGCTTGGATTCCACTTTGACTGATTCCTTCTGATGTGCCGCCGTCTGAGTATTGGAGAAGGAAATGACATGGTTGCCAGCACTTCTCTGGATCGGGGCCATGGCTTCGCTGATCCGAGCTACGGGGACGCATTTACGCTGCTGGCTTTTTCGCCATCAAACGCGCCATGGACCCTGCTATCCGCGGGAGGCTGCGCCAATTTGCAAGTATCAACGTAACACTAGCGAGAGGGGCATGCAACTTTCCAACGGCTCTGGGCAGGGATTTGATGACTCAGGCAACCTTCCTCAAGTCTTTCGAGGTGATCGAAAGTGTCATAGTCATACTAGTGTTCGGCGTTGAACCACCGGACACTCTCACGCAGCCTTTTTGAGATCCGCAGCGGTGAAGGTGAAGGTTCTCACTTGTTCACAACGGTTTGCGAGACTCAGCCCTGCGCCCTCACCATCGCGACGATGTCCGCCTTGACCGCTTCGGGCAGGTCAGGCCAAGCGTCGATTACGGCCCGCAGGTCGGGGTCCGTGCACCGCCCTAGTGCACCGCTTTCGGAAAAGGTGTCGTTTTCCCAGGCGTTTGGGCCATAGTTCGTCGCCTCCTGGGCGTACTCTTTCACTTCTGCGAACTCGGAGCGACACGGAAGTTAGCTCTGAGGCCGCAAATGACGGTTTTCCAAGCTCGCGATTTATCCGCAGGCTGCGTAAGACTTTGCGACAACAGCCGTCATCATCCGCCGCTCTCGGTTTTTTGTCGCGGAGCGTCAAATGCGAGGGTTGCTTCCGTCTCGCCGAGATATTGCCCGCGAACTCTCGCGCTCTCGGTTTAGAAACCCCCTGCTTGTTAGCAACCTGGTTGGGTTCGAGGGGCAAAGACAACCTACCGCGAACTCGGGTTGGCTTCCTCGCTATCTCGTTGCAACGCCGCCCACATCCGCCGTTGTTTGCGCCAATCAAGCGTGGCAGCGATCGGGCGAACATCCGTTTCTTTGACAACGTCGCGGCCGATCTCGGTCCGTGGCAGGAACAGGATATGTTCCTGGATGTCGGGAGCTAGGTTCAAGAGCGACATGATCTGCGTCATCCGTGCCGTTGTGATTCGTCCGAAGTCGGCCAGTTCAGACTGGTTGGCGATAACGCCGTCGCGAATCAAATCGTTGCAGCGGATCGCCAGCGCCATCAGTCGGGCTATCCGAGGGACGCGACCGGCTGGCACATCCGGCGCGGTGCCGTTGCGAAACTGCTTGCGCCCATGGTTCCGACGGGCGACGTGGAATTCTCGAGTGACAGTCATTCGGTTGTTCATGCCGCATCCTCCTCGTAGTTCGCAAGTTCTTCGGTCAACGACTTGATGCCGCTCGGATGAAAGGTCAGCGAGACGTTTCCGCGTTGGCCGTCGTAATCGACCCGTTCGACCAACAGTTCCAGCACGCGAGATTGTTCCCGCGGCACGAGGGCTTCCCATAATTGGTCGAAGTCGGCCAGGACCTTGCTGACTTCCGCGTCTCCGACGAGTTCGCCGTTGAGCGAGATCAACTCGTTGTCGATTTCGGTCAGGCGGCGTTCGGCGTGCCGGATGCGTTCCTGCACATCGGCCAGCCTGGAAACGCGTTCCACATCGTCGCTGACGGCAGTAGCAACCTGCAGCCTCGCGTTATCGTCACGCACCTGTTGTTGAAGGGCGAGACGCTCGTGGTTCAATCGCTCGATCCCGTCTTCCGTCTGTTGGCGGACTTGCCGGACGGTTTCGGCGATGACGGCAGGGTCGCGGCCGATACATTTGATCTGTTCGACGACGAACCGCTCGATCTCACCAGCGGGAACAGATGGCGAGGGACATTCGGACCAGCCCCGCTGTTGAGCCGTGCCGCAGACGTAATAGCGATAGCGTCGATTGCCCTTGGACGTGTAGGTGTGAGACATGGCACATCCGCAGGGGGCGCAACGGAGCAGGCCCCGCAGTAGGGCCCCGTGCTTGTTCCGAACCGCCTTACCGCCCGTGTGGCCATTGCGCTGCAGAAGTGCCTGGGCCCGTTGGAACAATTCCTCGGGCACGATCCCTTCGTGTTCGCCATTGTGGACCTCGTCCTTGTACTTGATCCGACCGATGTAGGTCACGTTGGTCAGCAACGCATACAGGCTGTTCTTGGTAAACAGCCGTCCGCCCCGTTGGGTTCCCTTCTTGGTCGTCCAGCGTTTCGTCGTCCAGCCCCGGCGGTTCAGTTCGGTAACCGTGGCCAGCAGCGATTGGTATTCGAGATACAACTGGAAGATCTGCCGCACCCGCTCCGCCTCGACATTGTGGACGACCAGCTTCGTATCCTTCACGGTGTATCCAAGAATCGGCATACCGCCCGACCATTTGCCTTTGCGACGGGAAGCGGCAATCTTATCTCGGACACGTTCGCTGATCATTTCGCGCTCGAACTGGGCGAAGGACAACAGCACATTCAAAACGAGCCGCCCCATGGACGTCGCGGTGTTGAACTGTTGCGTGACACTCACAAACGACACGTTGTGCTGCTCGAACACCTCCATCATGCGGGCGAAGTCGAGTAGGCTGCGGCTGAGCCGGTCGACCTTATAGACCACCACGCAATCGATCTTGCCGGCCTCGATGTCGGCCAAGAGTCGGCGTAGTGCCGGCCTGTCCATATTCCCGCCGGTGAAACCGCCATCGTCGTAGTGTTCCGGCAGACATTGCCAGCCTTCGTGCTTTTGCGAAGCGATGTAGGACTCGCCCGAATCGCGCTGGGCATCGAGCGAGTTGAATTCCTGTTCGAGTCCCTCGTCGGTCGACTTGCGGGTGTAGATTGCACACCGCATGGCGGGGACTTCCGTCTGCTTACTGCGTCGCGTCATGCTTTCTCTCCATCATTCTGCAGGTTGAAGAATTTGTATCCATTCCAGTGCGAACCGGTGATCCGCTTAGCCACCGCGCTCAATGACTTGAAAAGCTCCCCTTCGAATTCAAAGCCGGTGGCGACGACCTTGACTTGGCAAAGCCGGCCTTTGTATTGGCGAGTGATCAGCGTGCCTGGAAGCGGGAGTCGCGAGGCGCCTTCGATGCGGCAGGGAACGGTCTTGGTGCGTTCCTCTGCGTCCAACGACAGCTTTGACTCGCGAGGTGCCGTAACCCGCAGGTCAGCGCCGTTGGCCAGTTCGTCGGCCCGGCGGCGGGCGCGTTCTGACAGGTCACCCTGTTCCAGCGACTGCATCCGCCAGATGATGCGACGAATCAGCCAAATGCGGTTACGGGCCTGCGTCGTTTCGTCGAATAGTTCGGCGTAACGCTCGCGCAGTTCGCCAACGGTCATTCGCTCGAGGGCGGTGACCTCCTTGCCGATGTTCAAAGTCATGCTTTTCTCCTTGTCTCGGAAGTCTCGGAATGGTTAACCCGAGTGGACACTGAGCCTCGGTTTGGCCGTGACCTCAAGACCATCCCGCCTATATTCCCAGAGTTTTTCGTACGTCGATCCAACATGGGCGTGTTCTCGCATTCTTGGCTCGCTGTTCTGGCCACCATTTGCCGCGTCGCGTACCCGGGAGGTGCTCTGGCGTTCGTGGCTCCCCAGACGCCGTCCGACGCGACACGTGGCCGCCAGCGGCGACGCAATGGGGAAGCTTGCCCTGTTTGACAGCCGGAAAAAGCTGCCGAATTCCGGCTGAATGTCCGCCAGGAGCGCTTGATGTTCCTCCCGACCGATGGCTCCATGTGTGACAACGCCACGGAGATCCGAAACACCACCAACCCCGGGAGAACAAACATGACAGTCAACGAAATGCGGGACTTGCTGGAAGACATGATCGAGAACGGATACGGGGAACGAGAGGTGCTGTTCGTCTACCAGCAGAACTACCCGCTGCAGGACCACATCGCTGGCGGCTGGGTTCCCGGCCACGACGCGGACCCGGACGGCGGGCCGGAAGACGAAACCAACGAGAACGCGGTCTACCTGGTCTCGGCCGGCCAATGCTACGACCAACCGTACGGACCGAGCCAAGCCTTCGACGAGGTCTGCGAATCCTTGTAACCCTTTTCCCACCGGAGACGAACCATGACCACGGACCAACGACCATTGACTTGCGACGATTACATCGACGCTGCGGAAGCGGCGCAGCGCGGCGAGGCGTGGGCGCAAGCAGCCGTACTCTGGCTGCGTGCCTCCGAAACCTGCAGCGATGTCGACAAGGCATTGCGCTACACGCGCCTCGCCGCCGACTGTCGACAACGTGAGGCGCTCAACGACCGCTTGGAAAAAATCGCCAAGCGGACATTGCGGATTCCCACCCTGACGGAGCGCCGTAGCGACTCGTTGGACTTCCACGAGTTGGGCGTTTGGCAGCTCAAGCAGGCACTGAAGGCCGCCTACAAGGCGGGCCAGAACGATGCGAAGTGATGTTTCTTTTCCCTGTTTCCAAGGAGCGATGTCATGAAGAAGGACGAAGTACGAATCGGCGGAACCTACCGGGCCAAGGTAACGGACAAGCTGGTGTCGGTACGGATCGACGCCGAGAACCCCAACGGCGGTTGGGACGCGACGAATTTGGACACGAACCGCAAGGTTCGTATCAAGACGGCCCAACGGCTGCGATCGGCGGTTGGTGGGAAGACCAGCGGAGCCAAGGCGGCCAAGGATACGTCCACGCGCGGCCGTGTTGCGAAGAAGGCGGAGGTTACGACCACAACTCCCAAGGCCACGAAGGCCGCGACACGGGCCAAACAGGCGGGCGACGGTGCCAAGAAGATGAGCTGCATCGACGCGGCCGCCAGCGTGCTGGCCGAATCCGCGGAACCGCTGAACGCCAAGGAGATGATCGAGGCAATCACGACCAAGGGACTGTGGAGCAGCCCCGGAGGCAAGACGCCGCATGCCACCCTGTATTCCGCCATCCTGCGGGAAATCCAGAAGAAGGGGGACGAGGCCCGCTTCCGTAAGGCCGAACGCGGGAAGTTTACCCTCGCGTAGACGCGACGGTCCTTCGGCCGCGACGCCCTGGCAACGGGGCGTTTTCTCGTGGGGGCGGGGAGTCCGGTGGAAGCATGCAAGAATCGAGCATCTTTCCGGCGAATCCCGCTTGATGCCGCGGAAAATCCATGGCTCCTGTGTGTGTAGTACGACAAACGAACCACGCAAACCGGAGACAACAAGATGATCGCCCAAAAGAAGAAGACCCGCACGATACTCGGCCACAAGATTACCCTGGTCCCAGGCATCCGATACATCGCCAGCCGACCGATGGCCACCCGCGGACGCAAGATCTATCCCATCAACATCTGCGACATCTCCAACGGCTGGTCGGACCACCTCGTCCTGACATTGCCCGAGATGACCTACGACGAAGCCAACGATTTCCTGGCCGCGTTCAACAACGGGACCACAAGTTTCGAAGGACGCATTTGGTAGGCAGCCGATGCTCGGTTTCAAAGGGAACCCAACATGACATTTATTCCCAACCCCGGTGACCGCATTCGCTTGGTCGCGATGCACGACGACCCCAACCCGATTCCGATCGGGCTAGTTGGCACGGTGGTCGCTGTCTACAGCCACGCCGGGCAGCGGCCCTGG